ACTCATGATTACATTTACATCTTTCAAGATTTAAGTGCAGTTTTTTATATTTGCATACTCTATATATTTTAGCATAAATGAATTACCAAATGAATAACCAAATTTATGGCGCACACCAGGGTGTTCAATATGGACAAAATGAGCGAGTTGACCAATTAAATGAACGTATAAGTGCCCGCACTATACCAGATAGTCCCCTCGAACCCAACTTTAACCCCCGCCCAGTTTCTACCAAGTATGCTCAGTTCCCTATTGTCAATCGCAGAAAGATGGTCAATGAGCCTAGCATTCCATACCCCGCATACAACCAACACATCAATTTTACACCCACCACTAGTCGTGGTCCATCTTCCGGTTACAGAAATAATGTAGATGTAGAGAACAGTTTACGCAATCAGGAATACGCATTGCAACACGGAGCTGACCAAAATGTTTATGTTCCCTCATCCAATAGTGATATGTATAGACCAACTATTGTTTCTACGCCATCGGAACAACCTCATCCTCGTCTATTTGAACAGCATAATTTTAGTTCAATGCCCCATCCCAATGTGGAGAATAGCATTATCGGCAGGGATCAGTTTTTTAACCACACTCGTACTCAATTGCGTAATGCGTTTTAGGCGTGTAAACAACATAAAAAAATATACTTTATGATATATACAGGTTTATATATGATAAAATATCTCAGTTCCATTTTAACATCGACCAATACAAATAATACGATCTTAAAATACCTGCTCGTCTTGGCAATTGGACACGCAGTATATGTCAATTATATGTCAACCGATAAGATATATACACAACGTGAAGGGTTTTATCAAAAGCAACAGTTTGTATTAAAACGCAACGACGACATTTATGATCAGTTTTATGCCGATATTTACGATAATTTACACGGTACTAAGAAACGTTCTCAATGGGAGTTGATGAAATTGTTAAAATATACGGGTCTAGACACTCGCAACAGCGTCATCTTAGATATTGGCAGCGGCACAGGATATAGTATAAACGAATTGACCGCAGCTGGTTACAAAGCATATGGGATAGACAAATCCAAAGCGATGGCAACACACGCAGAAACTATGTATCCGAACATTGAAGTTCTCTGTGAAAATGCCGAAGACCCAATGGCATTTGAGAAGGATACGTTTACACACGTTCTGTGCACCAATTTTACTATTTATCATATGAAAAATAAAGAATTGTTTTTTAGAAACTGTTATAGTTGGATGAAACCGAATGGATACTTGGTCGTGCATTTAGTTGACAGAAATCGGTTCAATTTAACCGCCCCGAAGTTTGGAGATGAGATTGAATGGAAATCATTTTACGATACACCAAAGCAACGGGTTACCAAAATAACAACGGATTATGACGATTTTAAGTATACTGCTGGTTATAATTTCCCAGTGAATTTAGAAGAAACGAGTGTTGTTACAAAGATGGAGACATTCAAAGACAAAGAAACCGCACATATCCGACAGAATGAAGAGGTTCTCTATATGGAAGATATACATACCATTTTAAAGATAGCAAACGCGTGTGGCTTCATCGTTCACGCCAAAGCGGATATGAAAGAATGTAACGGCGATGAACATCAGTATTTATACATCTTAGAACGACAACTGTAAGTTTGCCGAGAACCTTTGCAAAACATTTACCCGAATATATTAGAGTTTACATATGCTTCAATATATTCTAGCCACAACTTTTTTCTTCTGTCTGGTTCTCTTTGTATACATAAAAATCAAATATCCGTTCTGGAATAGTCAGCCGGTATTTCATACATATGACTATTGGCGCTACTATTATCGGACGCCTTTTATAATATATCGGTTTCGTCCTATAAAAAACAAATTTTGCGACTTTGTCAATGTAAGTACGAAGAATTTGGTGGATTGCACTGATGAAGATATAAGAGAACTTACAAATTTGTTACAGTGCTATTATGTGCCATCCGACCGCATAATACATACACTTGGCGACCAAAATGTGCGAACTATTTTAACGGGAATTGGAGAACCTAGTTATGTTTCCATGTATTATGAAAAAATATTGCATAAACCAACTGCATCCGATGAAATTAGTTGTATTCACAAGCCAGTTGGTTGTGTAACATCCAGGGCATTTAAGATGCATTACAGACCAACACTGAGTGAACCGATGTATTCTGAATTGCCAATATATTATGTTGATTATTTATGTGTTCAGAGAGAACAAGACACTCGCAAAGTTACGCGAAATCTGTATCAAACCCACGAATATAATCAGCGGCTCATGAATCCGAACATTGCAGTTTCATTATTAAAAAAGGAAATAGATTTGATAGACGGCGTTGTTCCGTTCATTCGTTACAAGTCGGACACATTCTACTTACGCAAAAACAAGTTACCCGTTTTACCCAAGAATTTTCACGTTTTGCCAATAAACGCCGAGAACATAGACATATTAACCGATTTTCTAGATATACAGACGCATCTTCGGTTTGATAACCAGCCATGTTTATTTGATATATGCATTACACAACATAGTGGGTATTATTTGTCGTTAATCAATGATAACCAGCTGTATATATATTGTTTGAGGAGTGAAGGGCATGTATATGGTTTATATTTCTTTAAAGATACGAAAACACAGTACGATGATATAGAAGGCAACACACTGCAACTCATTGGCAGTGTAATGAATTCCGATGCAGATGACCTGTTTTACAATGGATTTTTACATAGCCTAGATGCAATTAATAAAACGTCCAAATACAAAATGTTGATTATGGAGGGTATATCTAATAACACGACAATTTCTACCTATTGGAGAACCAGTTATACGCCAGTATTTACGAATGAAACCGCCTATTATCTGTATAATTTTGTGTATCCGTGTTCTCCAATACCTTGTGAAAAATGTTTGATATTGACGATGTGATAAGTTGCGTAGTTTAGACAGTTTGTTTGCAAGATAATCGTATAATATGTTGTTACAATATCTACCTGTATATTATAGCCACTGCACCAAATGAAAATAAATTCGGAATTAGGTCGGTTTTTATTTCAAAATATGTTTGCACACGACCCATGCCACGATTTCAGTCCAGTTGGTGGCGGGAAACGAATGCATAAATTGAATAGTCGGTTTGATCAGGTGAGTAAAATGTTTCAAACTCCTGCGCGAGGTGGTGGTGAGGGCAATTCTCAATCTGGCGGCAAAATTGAGGATTTAAATCCGAACGCAGATATCGATCTGGCAGGCGATTATGTCGGCATTAACGGTAGCGAGGCAATTGGCACATATTCTGGGTTTGAAGAAGACGGTGCAATTAATACAGTAACCAATCTTTTGAATGAAGACTTTCGTGAGGCGCTGATTAGTAAATATGCCGATGACACTGATAAGGCCAGGATAAGAAGTGTATTGCCTGCTATGACATCGTCGATTAAAGCAATTGCACCAAAAGATGATGATAAAAAACCACTCATCGTTTCCTTCAATACGGCCGTGAACCACAGTACTGGTCTTAATTTCCGTAGTGGTGCAACAGTGTTTACTGGCGTTGTTACCCGTTCTGCTGAAAATTTAAGACGAGTTTATATAAATCAAATGCAAGAAATGATTGAAATGAATGATTATATAAGGCTTACAATTGTTATGCATAATGTAAATGATGCAACTGCTACGGTTATTGCTACTGGCGATGCGCGGCCTGGTTTACAACCAATATTTGGTGGACGGGTGGAAAACTTGCCTACTAGCGTAGTACCCCCTCTACCCCCAGCATTGTACTCATCTAATTATACAGGAAAAGATGCATTTATGCTATCTTTATCACAAAAAGTGCCCATATTAGAACCAGTACTAGCATCCACAACGCCAGCACCCGTAGCAGTGCCGCCTACTGGAAATACATATACCAATATGTATTTAATATTAGACCATTTATACAACACGTACGAAGAAGCAAAATCGTCACTAGCTGCTAACGACGAAGTTGCCGAATTGAGTGAACCGTTAGATGATATGAAATCGGTCATGAAGTTTTATAGATTTGCGTTTAAATATTACACGACCCATATAGAGAACATGAGTTCAATGTATTCTATAAACAACAGCGACTTTATTAAAGATGCGTTATTATATTATTTTATTGATCTATATGCAAATAGATATAACTCGGATGCAGTAGAACCTAGCAAATTAATGTCAGATGACGATGAAACTTACCGAAGTTCGGTATTTGAAGTTATTTATATGTTACGCAAACCGATAAAGAAAGAGATGGGTGGCGGTGCAAACAGTAAACTTATGATTGGCGGCGATAAATCACATTATGATGCGGCAGTTAATGTAGTTAACTTAATTCCATTAGTTACGTGTAGCTTAAAGGATTCGATATATACTATCACTTGGAGTAAGATAGAGCCAGCAACACAAGAATTTGCAGTGACAGAGGATGCAGCCAGTGTAAGTGCAACATTAGATGCCATAAATGAAAACGCAAAAAAGCATTTATTGGCAGTAGTCGATGATACATGGCTAGACATTGTAAAAGATGGCATTAACGCTAAGTTGGCAGCGGCATTTAATAAAGGTGATCCAAAATCATTGTGGAATAAAGAACACAAAGGACAATTGCATCGGTTCTTAATTAGAGGAGCGAACCAGCGCAATGGAGACAAGGCTATAAATGCACAGTTAGATCGGTTGTTAACTGATGTTAAATCTCAGATGTTAAATGTAGTCAGACAGCATATTGCCGCGATAACCGATGTACCGTCGGAAGTAGTTGACACTACACCAGGATCATTAAGTGCTTCTGCAAAAGGTGTGGCAAACGGATTTTTAATGCAATTGTGTTCAACCATACAGGAAAAGTGTATACCAGAAACGCCAGTGACTAACGTATTGTATGATACACAGGATAAAATATTAAATAAAATTATAGGGAGTGGACCTTACACCAATTTAGACAGTGATCTGCTAAATGGCTTCATAAAACATCATA